TTTGAAGACTGATTTTCATTCCGCCACCTCTTTCATTCCCCATTCCGCGAAGGCTGCTAGGACTTCAAATTGTTCGATCCTAGTCAATTTTCTGAGAGCTGACAATTCCTCTCCGCCCAACCTATCGCTTCTAATACAATCCCACATATAAAAAATAGTTTGCATAGGCCAATCACCACTATCCTTATCTGCATAAGCTTCTAACCACTCCAACACGACCTGCTGGTTTTCGTTGAGTCCCGATCGCAAAGGCTCATAATTGGTTAACATTACGAAAGGAGTTGTGCCAGGTACTTTATCAATCGAATACGATTCACATTTTCCTATCGGTTTATCATTGTTATAGATTAAACTCATTCTCACACCTACACTTTCTCGATCATGCCAGAACATAACTCCGCCCATTTATATGCTTCAGCTTCACTATCGAATGTTTTAGCATACGTTTTACCTTCGATCTTCGCTAAACCTTCGATATAGAAACCATCTTTTTGTTTTACAACAAATTTCGGCTCTTCCTCGACCTCGTAGCCGTCTAACCAAGCGCGGAAGAACGTTTCACTATTTTGATCAATCCAATTGGCCAACTCGTCACTATCTACTTCTGATGAAGTATCAAAATATTCACTAGACAACATCCACAAAGCAGATTTGTAACGCTTCATTTTCTCTGCTACGAACGCTGGCACTTTGACTTTCTGCGGTTCATCTAGTTGCTTGATAATATCTAGAATGTCATCGGAGGCATCATTGTATCCTTCCTTATAATCCGAACTGTCGAGTGACGTTTCAGGTTTTGAAAAATCATATTTTTCTTTTTTAATTCCTTCGATCAACTTTTGTTTATTCATTTCATACCTCCTGATTTTCTATGTGATCAAAAACTTGATTAATGATCACATAGATTCTTACTTGATAGGCTGAGTTAGATGAACTTCTTAACATCAAACTCAGCCATTAACATCTCCGTTTTTGGCATTACAAAGACTTCGCTATATGGCAGCGTTAGTCATTCCAAATAATCGCTTCATCAAACCGATGCAGCGTATAACGCTGTATGTTCTATATTCATTCGCCGTCCTCCTTCATAAAAACCAGCCAGTGTGTTTGTGATCGCCTATTTCCGAAAAGTGGACTGAACGGTTCAATCGCTTTAAGAACTTCTTTTAGTTTTACCTGGTTCTCATTCCACTTGAAAATTAAGCTACCGGTAGGTTTTAAGACACGCATACATTCCCGCACACCTTGTTTAATGTCATCTGGCCAGTTGTCTTTATCAAGTTGTCCATACTGGGCTTTCATAATTGATCTTTGACCAGCCCATTTTAAATGTGGGGGATCAAAAACAACCAGATCATAGGTGTTATCTTGAAATGGCATATTTCGAAAATCGGCAACAACGTCCGGTTTTACATTCACTTTCTTACCGAAAATTTCGTAAGACTCTTCTCGAATATCCATATATGTTGCAAAGCTGTTGTCTTTGTCGAACCAAAATAATTTTGATCCACAACAGGCATCTAATATTTTCAAATTACAAAACCTCCTTGATTGTGGTCGTTAGCTTACCTTTTAAAAAAATAAAAATTGTCTTCCAAGTGTTCAACTTTTGAGAAATGTCTTGAGATCAAAGGAACCAAATTCTGCTGCATATAAATCAACGAATACTCAAATTGATTAACCAAGGATTCAAATTGTTCATCCAAAGTTTTTGCATCTTCATACAAATAGCAATTCCAACCTAAACATAAAACGGAAATGCCTAACTCGCCTTTTCTCGATTTAACGTCACAAGGAAAACGTCCTACTTGATACTCATATAGTTCGCTATTCCAAAGGTATTTAGATATAGTGTCGTCCAATCCTCGATATTGAATACCCGATTCATAAAAAACCTCTGATTGATAACCGAAACAGCAACCAATATCAAACACGCTTTTGAAATTATTCTTTAAACAAAAGTCCTTAATAAACTCGTAGTTAGAAATACATTCCAACGTGCACATCAAAGAATACGAACGCTGATCATAGAATCGTTCTGGTTCTTCATCTTCCATTTTGATTAATTCATCGTAGTATTTGTCTAATCTAGGATATTTTTTCAAAATCCTACCTCCTTGATTTCCTCCGATTGCGGAACTTTACTAATCATCTTCCAATTCGCCGTCATCATCCCATGTGCAATCGTAACGTTCGTTTTTCCGTACATAATTAGCCATGTGACTGTTTGATGGAACAATCCGATACCATTCAATATCATCTAATTCATCAACAAAGTCTTCACCTTTTGATTTGAAGACTAAAGAAACCTCATCAGTATCTAAATCTTTTATTTGCTTAGGTTTTGAAATATCTTCGTACATGTAAAGTTCGTGAAAATCGTCCTCGTCCATATACTTCCGCGCCAATACTAAAACTCGTTTATCCATTGTTTTAATTCCCTTCTTTTCCTACGTGATAGCCCCAACTTAATTCCTCCTCTAAAGTGGTCATTAGTGGACTAAATACTACCTGTTTGAAAACCATAATGTGCAGTTTCAATGCCGTCATAATCACTTATTTCCCACTCAGCCCCATCGGGTATATCAACGACTTTAAGACTTGCATGTGGTCCACTGGCCTCACTTCCTAGTTTTTCGACAACAGCAACGAGGTCCTTATCACCTCTGTTTGAATCACTTGAAAAACTGGAATCATCAGCAATTCCGTACAGTCGGTCAATTTCGCTATAAATTCCTGTAACTTTGTCGATTTTCGGGTCTTTTTTGAAATAGTAGATAAAATCCATCGAACCTAGCTTTTGGCCTGTGTGTCTCGTGTATTCATCATCTGAGTCATAGCTAAAGTTATTGATGTATGGGAATACTTCAATATTTTTTCTTTTAAAAATTTCCATTTTTGCTTCATGGCTCAACCCAAAGCCACCAAAACATTTATTTAATACAATCTTCATTACTTTTCCTCCTTTGTTTCCTCCGTTAAAGTAGTATTTCAAAAATACTTTCAAAAATATTTACCGGTATGCTATTACCAGCTTGTTTGTACATTGGCATTCTAAAACGCCCATTTCTTTCGACTGTTGATGCTGCCGCAAAATAGTCAGCGTCTGAATAACCTTGAAGCCTCCAGCACTCTAATTCAGTTAGATAACGGAAGCGCCCAGCCCCGCAATCAATTATTTGTGCTGGTGTTCGATCTTGTCGCGTAGTAATAGTGTATGCAAAATCTTTGATCACCGTTGCTCGTTTTATTCCAGTCTTCCCTATCACTGATAAGACACTAGGTTGTGTGACATCGTAAACACAACTCACTTCATCATTCTCTACAAGGAACTCTCGTATATCTCGCATTGGTGTCCGATTTAAAATACTAAAATTGAATATTGGCTGATCTAACATCGAAATTGTGAAAACTCTTTGCCTTGCTTGAGGTATTCCGAAATCTCTTGCATCCAGTAATTCAAAGGAGTTGGAATATCCCAGCTTTTCCATTTCATCCAGGTATCGGTTGAAATTTTTTCTCATGCGCTTTTCAGTTACTGCCTTAACGTTTTCCCAGATCACTACTCGTGGACGCCACATCCCCATGTCTCGAATGATTCGTAGGGTTTCCCACATTAGACTTGATCTGGTTTCAGACCCTTCGTCAGCTCCTTTTTGATGCCCTGCAATAGAAATATCTTGACACGGACTGCCATGTATGAGGATATCAGGCTTTAAATTCCAATTAACTACTGATTGAACTCTATTCTCAAGATCATTTGCAAAAATAGCATTGTAACTATCGACTGCCTTTTGATCGATTTCAACATAATCAATTGATTTAGTTGGTACTCCCATATTTCTAAGAGCGATTCGAGGGCTTCCTATCCCTCCAAAAAGTTCTAATATTTGAAGCAAAGCCTTCCCTCCCTTTTCTCTGTAATAGCCCCAAACATGGGCTGTTTCCTTCGCTTGGGTTTCTTTTTTTAAAGCTTGTCAACGAATAACCGCCAATTGTTCATTTCATTGATACTATTTTGACGCCAATCTACGTTATGTCTCCATACTCGATCTGGATATGTTAAATGGAAATCTTCACGAATTTCTCGATCAAACTCAGCATACCAACGAATGTCTTTACGTTGATGTTTACCTTCGAGCCATAATATTTTTCGCCAACGGCGTTTACCATTCTGTTTTTTAAACAAAATATTTCCTCCTTATTTCTACGTGATAGCTCCAGTTTGCGGAGTTTTTTCTTATGTCCTAACCAATCCTCCGCCACTTTCTCAACGTCCCTTTTCTTCCATGCGCCTGACAACCTAGAAGGTCAAACCTCACTCCTGCACGGCTTGGTTTTCGCTTACGATTCCTATCGATCGTGTCTTTGTGAACCACGTGTTTGTCACCGTTAGAATCCTCCACGATAATTATGTTTTTGTAGGGTTGATCTAGATATTCGATTTCTTCACCCACGATAGACTCACCGTAGATATTTGCTATATGCATGCTAATCCTCCATTTCGTTTATCACATAGTTTCTTTCAATTCCGTATTTCCGCATCCATTGATAAATCGTTCCTTGGGACGCACCAAAATCTCGACTCGCTTTCTTCCAACCGCCGCTTTTGTATGACTTTTCCAATTCTTCGGCAGTAGGAACCACTAGCTTTCTAAATTTTGGTAACTGGTGTTTGTGCCTCACATAAGCAAATATCTTACGATCAATCGTGTATACCTCATGGATCTGAGCTATTGTTTTTCCCTGTCTAATCATTTCAACTATTTTCTTCTCCATCCCTGGACGTTTGTTCAAATAGTCCTGATATTTTTCTTTTTTCGATTTTGAGGAGTCGTCTTTGTCATCCGCTAATATGATTTTCATAAGCGTTTTATGCCTATCACTTTTTTCCCTGTCTAAATACCACTCTGGATCATTGATCAATAATAACAATTCGCTCCACGCCGCTTGTTGTTCTGGTGTTTTACGTCTACTCATTTAACCCCTCCTAAAACGGCAAGTCATCGTCGCCGATGTCAATCGATGAACCACTAAAAGGATCAGAACTTGCATTTGTTGTATCGGTACTCTTTGGCCTCTTATTCTCTTGCCGATTCTCATTAGTACTACGTGATTCAAGCAATTGGAAGTTCTCAGCAACTACTTCGGTTACATAGACACGTTGTCCTTGCTGATTTTCATAGCTTCTTGTTTGAATGCGGCCAATCACACCTAACAGCGTTCCTTTTTTAGCATAATTGGCTAACGTCTCTGCTGACTTCCGCCAAATTACGCAGTTAATAAAGTCTGCATCTCTGTTACCATCTTGATTGGTAAAGTTTCTGTTCACTGCAAGAGTGAATGTAGCAACCCCGGTGCCACTTGCCGTATATCGTAGGTCAGGGTCTTTTGTTAACCGCCCGACTAGAACCACATTGTTGATCATTTGTTTTCCTCCAAGCTTGTAATTTCAATTTCTATTCGCGGATTTAACGAATAGAGTTTTTGTGACGATAGTGCAGCTACCTGCCCATCATCTTTGAAGAGTATTTCATTGCTACAGTCCAAAACAGCTTTAATATAGTTATCTATGTCTGGTCGCTTATCAACATAAATCTCCTCTGATTCGAGTTCTAAGCGTTTCTTTTTCACCTCGGCTATCCGTTTAGGTGGATAGATGTAAAATGCCATAGAAACAAATATAGCGCCCTTCTCGATAATTTTAGGGTTCATCAACCTAAGCTGACTCTCGCAGTTGCGCTTCCACTGCTTCATGACCTTATCTTCATAGGTGCCATTTCTTCCAAAGCGTGGCCGAGATTGCGGCTTTGGTTCTAAATGCAATGTATACCTAGTCATTTTCTCTCCTTCATTTTGGGTACATGTCCAAATACTTTTTCGTACATCTTTTTCGCAAAATCAAGTTGTGTTTCATATGATTGACCATTTAGAATCCAAAAATCATATTCCTTATTTTTTTGTTGGTAATGATAGATGAAATAGCCTACCCAGTATTGTTTAAACAATTGTTTGGCTCGATCGTCAGAGACATTTCCCCCTTTTACGATATGTTGGCTATACCTTGTTAAATAAGGTATCTGTATCTCTTTGTAATCCTGAGGCAACTTATTGTGTAGTGTTTTTAGCAACTCAAAGTCATTCACTCTCTGCACCTCTTTCAGCGAGAGAACGTTCTGCCTCTGCTACCCAGTCAATGTCAGGCTCTTTTTTATTCGGCTGGGTGTTAATGTGACTTGGCATCTCTTCAATCCGATGCTTGTTGTTTCTGTAGTTACCCTTACTAACTTTCGGTGCCAGATCGTACTCATCCTTATACCGTTCATCTCGTATCCATCTAAATAATTCTTGCGGATGATACCAATCAGTGATCTCGATATATTTCAAATAGTCGAAATAACCTTTCTCAAATTCAGTTAATTCAGATTCACTCTTGATTTTCTTCTTAAACTGCTCTACCGCTTTTTTCTTTTGTGTCTTTTTCGGGTATCTTTCCCAAAGTGATTCAAATCGATCTATATATTCTTTAGTACTTTGTATAGATAAGTTATTAGTAAAAGAATAAGTACTTAGTAGCTTCCGATTTTCTACTTCTTGGTTTTCTACTTCTTGGTTTTCTACTTCTTGAAAATCGGTAAGTGGTGAGAATGTTTTCGTATCAACGTTTTCACGTATTTCAGTCCGCCATTCTACTATTTTTCCTGCTTCATTTCTGATAGGAAATCTACTAACATATCCTTTTTCTATTAGTTCGTTCCATCCACTACGAAAGCTTGCCTTTTTATCCGTTGCATGCTCGATCAGTTCTTCCAAATAAATTACCCAATCATCAGGAAGGCTTAGGACGTAACACATAATTCCTTTAGCCTTCCAACTGATATCAGATCTTCTGAGTATTTCGTTGTGAATAATTGAGTAGTTATTTGTTTTTGAACGACGAAAGATCTGTGTTTTTACGTCAGCCACTTTATCCCTCCTCGTTTAGTTAGTCCTCACGGGTGTCACTAAATAGATATATTTAGATTCATCAATAGTGAAAATAACCGGTCTTACAGGACTAAACATTTTGATTGTCACGTCATCAAACGCATATCTTTCTTTAGCATCCATGAAAAATTCGCAGCATTCTTTGACGTATCTTGCCTTGAACGAAATATCAAACAAATCTCCTTCGATATTTGCATTCGCTGATATTTCTATCGGTTCTCCATAGTTAAATTTGTCAGATTGATTGCTAAAAATGATTTTATGTTCTAAAAGTTTCCAATGAACACATTCCTCAGAGCTAGTTCCTAAAGCCTTCATGATTCTGATCAAAACGGACAAACTGATGGTAATTTCAGTACTAAACTTTTTAGGAATTAATCGGCTCGTATCTGGATAATTCCCATCTAATAGCATCATCGTTGACAAATCTTGATTGAATTCTTCCTTATGATTGTGAAAGTCTGCGATCCTTAATAATCGATGAGAATCAGTAACACTAATACTCCCGTCAGCATCATAATGCACAGCTTTTAGTATGGGTCTTGAATCAAACGACGAAGCTGCTCTTTTTAAGTGACGATGCAAATTCTTTATTTCTTTATTCTTTTTTGGCATGTACAGTTCCTCCTATATTCCCAACTGCTTCACTGATTCTGCGTTTAACTTGGTTGGGATAATTTGATATTTATTTAAAAAGTTTTGTGTCCCGATTTGATGCTCTTCACTGTGGTGCTTTCGACACCCAGCGTAAAAAGTATGTTTCGTATGATCAATCTTCCTACGATTCCGACCGACTCCGACAGTTTCTATATGGCAAATATCCGCAGGCTTGCCACAGATGCAACATTTACGGGCCATGACACATTTGTAGAAGTAATACTCTTGATTCTGAGGAGCTATTTCATACCCCTCTCTGAATGGGATATCATTCTCAAAAATGAAGTCTAAGATGAGTTCCGCAAGCGTCGCTATTTCATCCACTGAGTTTTCAGATTCATTAGATAGGCTAATGTCTTTACCTGTGAAGTACCTAAATTGCCAATAAAACACGTCTTTAAGGCTTTCTAGCGGTTCGCCAGTATAAATGTATATATCTTGCACTAAAGCGAACACAAAGCGTCTCTGTTGCGGTGTAAACCCACGTGGATCTTTAATGAACAGTTCCGCTTGTCGTTCACCGTCAAATCCGCTGAAAATCGTTTTGAGGCGTTCAATATTCAGCTCTTCTTTGAGTTCCAAAATAATTTTATTTCCAGTAATTTTCGTTATTTTTGTCAGATACGAAAGGTTGTTCATTTACATCACTTCTTGCCTTTGTAGTATTTCTCCAGTTCATTTAAATATCTATTCAACGTTGTAAGCTGTTCAGTATTAATTTTGTTTATATCTACTGACTGTCCAAACTTCTTTTCTGTGATTTGCTCAAAGAAAGCTATTCCTTCAAGCTTGGCTAGTTGCGCTATTTCATTAGAGTGTTTCTTCAAAGCCTCTAGTTGTGTTTTAGTTGCTTTTTTCGGATTAGGAAGACCTTCTTTGCTGTTATCTAGCGAATCAGGATCTACGTCATCAGAAATCATCAGTAAGTTTTGTAAAGCGTATTTTCTACCATAAGTAGAAGCCGAGCCACTTACTTGAGATTCGTCCATTTTAGGTTTGCTTTCAGGCTCTCGTGCGCTAAATGTTGACGTGTATTTATTTATTCCGTCAGTAATAGTTGCAGTCACACGTTTGTAGAACCGTCCTTCTTTAAACTCGACTTCTTCAGTAGTTATGACGACAATATTTTTAAGTTCAAGATCGATGCATACTAATTTGACTGCCTTTAAAATTCCTTCTGCTGTTCGGTAATCGAAACCTGCAAAGTTATTCTTAACGTCTTTTGGCGTATTCAGTTTCATTACGAGCTGACAATATTTCTCGTGGAAACTAATTTCTTTTTCTTCATTCACTGTATAATTCCTCCATTTCTTTTTTAAAAGTTTTGCCATCACCGTGTTTTGAAAGTTTGGCTGTTACAAGTTCTACTTCAAATTCGTCTAGCAACTCTTGGGCACGCTCGAATAGCACCCAAAATATTTTTGTACATGTCTCTGTCTCAATCGATAAATGATAAATTGTATCCGTGTCATATATCGGCGCTCCTGTGTCATCTTGATAAAACTCAACTGATTCACCAAAAGCGTTCTTTCGTGTCTCTGGTTCAATTTCAAGTGGTTCAGGAACTGCGGTTATATTTTTGTCCAAAGCCACTTTTTCTTTTTCTGATAGCATGATATAATCACCTCAAATCGAATTTCATTTACTCACTAATTGCTTGCCGGCGTAGTGAGCTTTTTTTGTTCCCAAGCTTTTCTTCGCTCGATGTTCTGTTTTGCTAGAATCGTTGACTCGTTATGATGCCACCAACGATCAGCGATAATTCTGCCAATTTGTAATGCTTCTTTTCTACTCATGTCCTTTTCTCCCCTTTCAATTTGATATAATGGTTTAAAAACTGGTGGTGCTTTTTTTGGATAAAAATTCTTTTTTTACTTTGGATAATATTTCTAAAGTTGTTGCTATGCTTGTGGCAATTTTTACAGTGTGGAACATTATTATTAACTCTCAACAAATCAAAAAGCTTAATGACGAAAAGAACAAAGCTGAAAAAATTGAACAAGCCAAATTCATATCTACTTGGAGCACAGAATTTGGTGGCAATACTCAAAAAGTTAATTTGAATAACGCTGATAATACGCCTGTTTATAATGTGTTCGTTTTTTTGGCAAGCTCACAAAACCGTAACGGAAAACTGAATGAGTATTTGAAATTTGCAATTGGAAAAGATGCTCAAAGTTATGCAACCTATATTGACGTCTTGCCTCCAGGAAGTTATCAAATCACAATGGAAAGTCCTGGTGTCGCTGCTGGCGGAACTCACGCAATTCCTTTTATGTTTTTTACAGACTATAAAAATACACAATGGGTTAGATATCCAAGTGGCAAATTAGCTCCGTATAACGACTATGAGAAAACATTTCAAGAACTTGGATTTAATCCTCCCTATGGAATAGGCTCACTAGAAGAAAAGTAACACTCAAACCTACGGCAATAACTGCTAAAACCATGATCATTACATCTTGCAGCTCTAATTCTTTTTGTGCCTTTATTATTTGAATCCACGAAATAAGTAACCATAAGCTACTAATAGTAAAGAACGAAGATACTATTACAAATACGGTCCTCATCTAGTCAGCCTCCTCGGTTGGCTTTTTCTTTTCCCATCCGATCACCAAAAAGAAAAGTAGAATGTAGCCGTAGGCCAGCCAAATATTGACTAACGTGAAAACTGGAATTGCGATCATCGATAGCAGGATCGTTTGAAAATTTAGTCGTTTCATCATTAATCCTCCTACTGGCCCAACTCGTTTACTTTTTGTTGGCTCAAATTTGCTAACTCCGCCATGCGTACGTCTTTTTGTGCTGAATCATTTTGAGCGCTAGATAGTTCGTTACGCAGCTTATCAGCCTCTTGCTGTTTCTGCGTGACTTCTTGTTGCTTAGATTCGACTTCACGTTGTTTGGCTTCGATTTCAGATTGCTTCGCATTGACCTCGTTTTGTTTGTTTGCCAATTGCTGTTTCAAACTGTCTAGTTGATCTTGCAGGTTCTTTTGCTGCCCAGTCGTTTGATCAAGTTTACTTTGAACATCTGCTGCCTTCTGCTTGTTCTGCGTAGCAATGTTAGCCAGTTTGTAGATATTCTGTTCAACAGTTGTTGCGTTATCGAAGAACCCAGCGCCTGCGGCGAATCCTACAGTTGAACCTAGAAACAATGCAGCGGTAACTCCTAGTGCAATTTTTTTATTTTTCATGTGGTACTTCCTTTCTTATAAAAAGCGATTTTATTATTCGTGTGGTGCTATAATTATTTTGGAAAGTGAGGTGAAAATTTATGGCTTATACTACTGGTGAAAAACCAGGAAAAGGAACGTATACTTGTAAAAATTGCGGTCAAAAAGTAAGACTTGATGATCGTACGGACACGCTACCACCGTGCCCAAGCTGTGATAAAACAACGTATACAAAATAACTTTTCCATGAGGCGGTCTCTTTAAGCTGCCTTTTTATGCTTAATAAATAGGCACTTACCAAAAATCATTAACCATTTACATGTGAATTGACCTTCTTCTGTGTAATACTTTGTTTCAAAAATTCCAGTTTTCATTTTTTCTCTCCTCTTAAGCAATCTCTAATCCTTCAACATCGTCAGCATTCAAGTAAGCTATTTCTTTTTGCCGTGCTGTTAATCGTAATTGGTAATCTTTTAAGTTGCTTAATGACACGATTTCTATAACTTGTTTTGCCCTAGTAAAATCAATACGGCGAATATCATAGTATCTCGGTACATTAAAAGTTTCTTTTAATCGCTTGTAGATGATTCCGCGGAAGTGTCCAACTTTAGCCAAAAACAAATCATCTGACACTTTATGATCGAAGTATTCTTTTGCTAAATCCCATGCTTTCTTCCCAACTGCTGACTGAATTTCTGCTCCTTCGTGACGGTTCAATGTGATACTATCTCGCAATTCTTGAACATCCTTCGTGATTTCCTCTTTCATCTTGGAAACGTCGCTCTTGATTAGGCGCATTTCTTTCACCAAAACTAATTGATTTTCTAGGGTTTTCTCTAGTTCTAATAGCTGATTACTCATTGATAATCTCTCCTTCCAATATGTTGTTTTTGCTAATTGATTTTAAGTCATATAAAAATTTCTCCAGCCTTTCGGTTAGAAAGTCTAGTTCTCTTTTTGCAAGTCCATCCCGCCTGATCACCTCTGACAAATCCTGATAGATTAAGATGCTTGCCTCTGACAAGAACTCATTCGATTTTTCTAATACATCTGATAGATTCTTGTAGTTAGAAATAAGTTGCTGAGTTTCGTTTAGTTTGCCTTCAGCTTGGTTGATTGCCTTTGATAGTTGTTCATACTTAGACGATTTCTCATCCACTTCTTTTCGTTCAGCTAACAAATATCTATAACTTGATTCAAGTTGCGAACTTCGTTCTTCTAATTCTGAATAGGATTGTTTCAAATTTTCGTAATCATCCGGAATTTTTTCAACAACTACTTCCTTTTCGATGACTCTTGGTTGTTGAATACTCATGTCATTGATCACTTCTGAAAGGTTATCGATTTGTTCATCTTTCTTTTTTAGCTGCTTTTCTAATTCTCGATATTCCTTTGTGGTTTTTATATCGCCAGATAGAACTAACTCGACTGCTTCAGGTTGAGCGGAAGGTTTAGAAACTTCTGTTCTTAAAGTCATTGGAAGTTCTTGGAAAATATTGATTTGTTCCGATTCGTTCATTTGATGAACGAATTGCGCTTGGTTTATATAGTTATATGCCGTTGTCTTTTTCAGCCCTAAAGACTTGAACCATTTTTCAAACGTTCCATTGTTGTACTTTGCGAGCTTTTCCTGAGCTTCAATCAGTTTATCTCCAAGTTGAACTGCTCCATTCAAAACGATCGCTCTCATTTCTTGTTCTTTTGCTTTGAGAAAACTAGCAGTCCTATCATCCACTATTGAATAGTCGAAAGTCTCGCTAATTTCATTCATGCTGTTGCCTCCT